CTTGTGGATTATAGTTAGTACCATTACCTAAATCTATTTCAGCTAAACCATCAGCGTCTAAATAAATACCATCTGGAACTATACGTGACATTACTTGCTGTAGCTTTAAATGAGTTAGTTGTATCATGTCAGCAAAGCCAGTTATTCTACTAACTAAACTTTCAATTTTACCGTTGTACATCCTAGGCGCACACATAGCGTAATTCATCTTTACTTTAGTATGATCACTTTTAGGTCTCATCATGTTTTTACACATGTTCCACTTTAAAAGTCTATCACTACCTAGTATTATAGCTCCTTCGTAAAGTACTTCTATTTTTCTAGACTCAACAGTAAAATATTCTGTACTTTCAGCTGTAAACGTATCGTCTTTTTCTATAGCTCTTAAACCACCAGTATTAGTGTTTTTTATTTTATAAACTTCTGTATTAAAAGTTTTATAATTAAAATAAAGTATTTGTACTTTGTTTTTATCTTTTTGTTCTCTAGTAGAATATGGTTTATTATAATTACCTCTATTAACAGAATAACTTTTCTCAGTTAATTCTTTTAACTCTTCCATAGTTAGCTGTGGAAACTCTTTTATAAGTTCGTTTATAGATATGTATTTAACTTCACCTATGTAATACAAGTCTTCAAAATATGGTGAGTCACTATAAGAATAAACTAAGTTAGCTGGATCAACATACTCTATTTTAACTCCTTCAGACTCATTGAAATTTGTTTTAACAGCACCTATACCACAAACTGTTAAATCGTAATAAAATCTTCTTTTAATTAAATCAAAGTTGTTACCTTCTAATAAAACGTTTATAGCTTGTTCTTCTGCCAGTTCTACGGCTTGCTTATAAGTAAGCTGCATGTGTAAAGCTAATTCTTCTTCAGAACCAGGAAGCTCTTCAACACCGCTTTCTCTCAAAGACATACCAAACTTATCTTGTGCAAAATCATTAACTTCTTTAGCTCTCATGTCGTTTAATATAGACTGCATGTATTTAGTTCGTTTGTCTACACCAAAAGGATCTTGTGAAAAAGCCTTTACATCATAAACCCTATCAGCTATACCATTAACTACAATATCAACAAACTTTGGTATTATAGGCACTGGTCTCCAGTCTAAATTTAAATAAGACAAATCACCATTTATAGATAATTCATCTTTGTATTTTTGTATTGATTGTTCTCCTCTAGCGTAAAGTCTTAGTCTATGAAAGTTGTTCATATTAGTTAAATACCTACTCATAGCATAGTCTGTATTAAACCACTCGTGCTCTATAGCTTTAGCAACTTTCATACCATATTCAATGCTAGACTTTTCAACGTCACTTACTACTTGACTAGGAAAATTATTTGTTACACTTGTTCTTATCATTTTAATTTTTAATTAATTTAGACGAAGCTCCGTTGTTACTGTATCTTCCAAAATTTAAACTTAATTTTTTCTTTTCAATTTTAGCATTAGGTGCATATAAATTTCTATTGCAAGCCATGATAGCTAAACCACTACTGATACTAGCGTCAAACTTTGTTCTTTTATTTATATCAAATTTAGCCCAGTCATTTAAAGTTCTATTAAAATACATGTTACCCCAATTACCTCCACCAATATCTCCCACGTGTTGTTGTATATACATTTCAATAGCGGCTGCGTGAGCTTGTTTTATATCTTCGCTAGAGTTTGGTATACCACCTATTTCTTTTTCTGTCGTAGATAATTTATTCCAAATTTTATCTGGCCTGTTCATGCTATATCCTCTATAACCTCTACGTCTTAAATAGTATAATAATCTAGGCTTGTTATTCTCTGCTAATATTGGCATACCATAAAATACTAACGACATTAAAACGTCTTCAAAAAATATCTCTGCTGTTTGTGGTCTAGCTACGTATTCTAAAAAAAACTGATTAGGCGGCGCGTCTTCCATGCTAAACTTAGTCAAACCGTGCAAAGCACCATTAGAACCTCTACCATCTACTGTTCCTGATATATCGTAGCTATCACAACCAAAAGCGCCCATGTGCTCGTTACCAGGATATTTAATACCGTTTTTAGTTATTATTTTGTTTTGCAAATGTAATGGTGGTGTCCAGCTAATATTAAATCTACCGTTGGTGTCTGGGTAAAATATTACTTGCGTGTCTTTTATTCCGTTAACCCATTGAAAATTACCCTTGCTAATACCAGGCTTTGTACCTTCATTATAATCTATTTGATCGTATATTCTTACTAAGTTAAATATACTGTTTCTTGTTTCATCTCTAAACGCGTGTTCTTCAGTGCGTGGAAACTGTCTATAAAACTCGTTTAAAGCATCTTGATCATCTTTTAAACCTTCAGCCTCGTTTTGCCAGTGTTCTATTATTCCGTAATCTATTAATTCACCGTCTGGTCCGAGCACATCATGATCTGGACTATCAAAAACTGGATGTCCGTATTCATCAATAAAGCCTTCGTAGTTCCATTCCATTGGGATAAAGAGAGAATATAAACCAGACTTTGTTTGTCCGTTACGATTTCGTTTAGTAACATCTGACGCATTATATAATTTTTTAAAATTATTACCTCCTTTTTCTAAAGCGTTTGATGTACTACCCATCATGCACTTACCAACTATTCTAGCACCTAGCCTTAAACAAGTTTTTGTAACTCTCCAGTTGTTTAGTATATTATCAGGTCTTTCCCATTTACCACTCTCATCGTGCACTAATAAGTTAAGCTTTTCTCCATCATAGCTATTGTCACCTGTGTTTTTCCAATCAATAGTAGTATCAAGTCCAACCAGGTTTTCCTGCTTTTCGTTAGCAGTAATTTTTTTACGCGTAAACTTACTCGCAGGCACACGGTAAGCAAGCTCAGACTTAGGCCTATCCATACCATCTTGTATCGGTTTAAAAAAGAAAGGATAGTTGACTGATATTGGGACAACTTTGTCTGTAAACATTTTTTTCGCATCATTACCAGTTTTAGATAATATACCATACCTACTATCGCTTGCAAGTGTAGCTAAATTAACTGTTTCAGCTGACGACATAAAACTAAAACCAGATCTACGATTTTTAAGATAACATATACCATAACATCTATCATCAGCTTTGCAAGCCTCCCAGAATATATAAAATAATCTATTAGCTTCTCTAAAGTTTGGTGCACCCACATCTATTTTACTCCATTGTAAATACATATAATGAGTTCCTGTTATGTAAGTTGGTTTATTATTATTTAAAAACCAAAAACCTTCTTCTCTACGTTTAAACTCTTCGTCTATATAATCGTACCATTTTGGTTTAAGTTCTTCAGGATAGCTTCTCCAATCAAAAATACTTTTTAATTTAGAAAGCTCTAAAGGTTGTTTTATTTTTTCCCACTTATTTTTTGGCAGTCTATGTACTTGCACGGGCACAAGTGGTAAAGCAATGCGCAGGTTTTGGATTTCAAGTATTTCACCAATTTTACCAGTTTTTGATATAACGATAATATCATGTTCTTTATCATATCCATATTTCCATTTTTTGCCACGGTTCATCCGTGTGATTGTTGTTTTCTTTATAGGTTCTATAACCTTAACTAACTCCTGCTCGTACATTATTTAGATCTACCTTCTGCAAAACCTTTAAAACTAACTTCTTGTTTTTCTACGGTTTTATTGTTTAATAAATTTTCTTCTTCTTGTATACGATTTAAAATTTCAAAAGCATCGAATATAGCTAGCTTTTTAGTAGCCGCAGCATTTTTAAGTCTATCAGCACTAACATCATCTTCTGTGTTAGTAATAATTTTTTCTTTTGCAACGTTGATAAGTTCTTCAACAGCTCTATGCCCAGCTTGGATTATAAGCTTCTTCGTCTCCTTGGTATTCATATTTAATTGTAATAAATTTATTCATAACTCTATATAATCTTTTACCATCGATTATAAATTCGTAAGTTGAAAAAGGTGTAAAACCTACAAGGCTATCAACGTCATTAACGCCGTCTGTATATTTAACTATACCTATACACTCTTCTTCTTCTCCCGGTTTTAGTTTGTTTCTTTGTTTTATTGGTTGTACAAAACAATATCCATCTGTAGCTTTCCACTTGTTATTTCTTTTGTATAAAAATATTTGGTCTTCTTTTATAAGATATGTATTTTCATTAAAATAACTTCTACTATTTTTTTCTCTACCTTTAATATCATGCCAACGCCTAAAAACGTTATGGTGCGTTACAATAGTATCTTCTGGTTTTATTTTTGTTTTACAAGCCGTAGGCACAGACTTAACAATAGCTTCTCTGTTAACAAACTGGTGATTATATATTTCTGTATTTATTATAAGATCTTTATCACCAACTTTAGTAACGTTGTTATATCTGTTTCCTTTTGGCTCTATAACAAAGTCAAAAGGCGCTTTCATTAGTACTCTAAATTATATTCTACTGATACAGCCATATTTTTATTAAAGTCTTTCCAAGGTAACACGTCTTTATTTTTCTTTATGTAAATAGAATATTTGTCTTGTTCTTCTAATATGTTGCATATAGTATGACCACCATAAACATCTTGGCCTACGGCATAGTGCATAGCGTTCTCCTTGTAGTCTTTGCCTACAGTAATTTTTCTAATTATTTTCATTATATTTTATTGTTCCGTCAGAAATATTAACATCATCAGTACCGTAACTTTCTTTAAAGTTAGACTGCATTAAAGCTAACTCATCATTTTTACCAGCTATATGATGTAGCAATTGATGTATATTACTCTGTAACATACCTATTTGCATTTGAGCTTTGTTTATTATATTTACCGTGTCTTGTAATTTATTTAATTCTTCGTTACTAATTTTTGTAGGCTTACTAGCCTTTTTTGTTTTTGCCATTTTATTTAATTTAATTTTAATTGTTTTATATACTTGCTAAATATGTCTGTAAATTAGATCTATCACTAGCGCTAAGAGCGTCGTTACATATTATTATTTGATAGAATCTCACGTGCGTTGCCGGTTGACCAACTTTTTTAAGTTCAAATTGTTCTGAGATATTCTGAGTTCCGTCTCCAGAGTCCCATGTTAACTCGCTGCCATCAACATACACAGCTAGTCTATCGTCATCCGAAGACGCAGTGTCTTCACGTTCTAAGCCTATATTAAATTTTGTGTCAGCTTCTAACGTAACCCCAGATGATATATCGTGTCTTGCCCCATTGTTTATTTTTACTCTTATAGTTGAGGCATTATGTATTTTCCAAAAATCTGCAGCTGTTTCTTCAAAAAGAAAATCACCATCAAATTCTTCCATTTCACATCTAACATATATAGAAAATGTACCTAAATCTAAATTAGTTCCAAACGTTAATATATCATTTACGTCATTAAAATGAACAGCGTTTTTTGTGCTATCAAACGTAGGGCTTTGTGTCGATGGATTACCCACTGATGTTAAGGTGTTACTACCTTTTTGGTCAGCCCAAACAGTTACGTCATTTTCTCCATCAAGGGTTATACCAGTGGTGGATCTGTACCAATGTAACAGGCTTGATATATTAGCTGGCGTCCACTCGCTAGAAGCTACGCCTGAAGTTATACTATTTCCTAACCCTAACATTATATACCTACGTAAGCTATTACGCCGCCAGTAGCTAACTGAAAGCCTGTCCATCTACCGTATATAGTAACGCCTTTTGGAAACGTTTCACTGTCTACCGCAACACCGCCGTCAGCATCTATATCTGTACTAGCTCCGTCTGAACTAGGGAAGTTTTGTGAATCTGCTGGTACTAAACCTGTAGCGCCAGTGTTAAAAGTTGTGTCTTCTAAAAACGTTATTGCTACAAAAACTTTTGTTATACGGTTAGTATTACCAGCTGGTGTAGCGTCAGTATCATCTCCGCCAATTAATGTTACCGCGTTTGTACCTCTTACGTGTATACTACCTAATTGACCAAATGCGTAATCTGTTGGATCTTTAAATGCCATAATTTATTTTTTTACTTTTTCTAGTGATCTACCGCCAAAATAAGCACCGATCACTGTTATTAATACTAATTGTAATAAGTCTACCCACGAAGCTTTAACTTCAAAAGCAATAACACCAGCGTCAATAAAAACTAACAACACTGTTGATACTACTAGAAATATTAAAACTAGTGGTCTTATATTTTTTGATAACCAAGAGTCTGACTTCATATCCATCGACCATCTTTCAGTTACTTGCTTCTGCATCTCCGCTTCGTAACCCATTATCATATCTTTTATTTGTTTTTCTGCTTCAAGCTTTTCTTCTTTAGAAGTATGTAGATTGTCTATAACTCCACCTACACCTTTTATTAATTCAGTAGCTCCACCTGAAAATATTTTTCCTAATATACTCATATCTTTTTTTCTGCTTCTTTTCTTGCTTTATTACCTTCTTTATATGCTGCTTGCTCCCACGGAAAGCTAGTGTCTCCTTCTGGTTTCATTTTACCAGTACTTGGATGTTCTATCATACCGTCTTTTCTATTTAATTTTTTACCTTTATAAACTACAAAGTTATCTCCATAATCTAGCATTTTGACTTTATTTTTTTTACCAGGTACTTTAATTTTAGTATTCATATCGTCAATATGCTTTTGCTCGTGAGCCACAACTTCAGCTTCTAAAGGACTTCCTTTTGGAACACTCTTATCTATAAATATACTACCATCATTATTTGCTTCACCTAAAACTCCCTCGTCTAAACTCTTTCTAAAAACAGGACTTTTTGATTCAGATAACGAAGTAAAGTTTTTATCAAAGTTTGGACTAACTTTTTTCTTTTTAGCTGTAAACGCTGATTTGCTTCTATATAGGCTAGGCCCTTTCATTTTAAATCCCATAATTATATATTTTATCCTCTATCGTCGTCGTATTTTTCTAAGTCACTATACTTACCTTGATCTGTTTTATTAGCTCTTCTTTTTTCTAATATTTCTAACTCTTGATTTAATTTCTTTATATCCTTTTTAATTTTACTAGGATCTTGGCCTGGTTGTTGCCCAAAATCATCAAGGTCTGAATTTAAAAACTCTATTCTATCTTCGTAGTCATTTATTCTTTCTTGTAAATTGTTACCTTTGTATACATAAGCATCTTTGTTCTCTGTTTCTAAAAGTCCAATGTTTGACTTTGTAACTGGTCCCATTTGTTTTATTGGTGAGTTTCCAAAACTCATGCCTTTCATTTTGAATGCCATATTATCTGTCTTTGTCTTTAATCATATCATCTATAGCTTTATTGTAAACTTTGTCTGTGTATGATTTGTTATTATAAAATTTACTTCTTTCTGAAGTTGGTAAATCTTCTTCACCTAGAAGTATTCTGTATATTCTACTTATTAGTTGAGAACATTTGAACGAAGTTTTAAACACTGAGTATTTTATTGTAGTTCTGTTTCTGTGTCTCCAAGTTTCTATCCAACCTTCTCTTCTTAGTTTTTCCCACCGGTTTTTATCCCAACTCATGGTATAAGTACCATCTATAAATTCGTTTCGTGTAAATCTTCCTTTACAATCTAAGTAAATTAATAATTCTAAATCTGCGTCTGTTAATCCGTAAGTCTTACAAGCCCACTTTCTTGTGAGCCTGTAATACTTAAGGATATTCATTTCACGCAAATCTTGCGCGGT